AGGAATACCCAAACATAGCCATGAATATAGTCATGCAACTATGTGTCATGCTGGTTCATGTAAAGTAAGTTTAGAAGGCAGAGAATATATTATTAACAAAGATTCAATGCCTTTAAATTTGTTAGGTGGTGAATATCACGAAATTGAAGCGCTAGAGGATGGCACAGTATTTGTAAATGTATTTGCAGAAGGGAAGTATTAAATGTTTTTAATTACATGGATGTTTGACAAGCTTGGATATATGCCAAAGATCAATATGGAAGCTGGTAAGCTTGACGTTGAGTTTAAAGCGGCATGGCCTTTCCCAGAAGAAGTAAAAAAGAAACCAGTTGCTAGAAAAACAACGGCACGCAAACCAACTGCAAAGAAGGTGAAATAAAAGTGTGCCATGTCAGATCCGTTTGGTTTGTCCGAAGGAGTAAAGACTCTTAGCGGAAGCCTAGATGCAAGTCGGGAGGCCAGTAAAGGGCTGTCCAAAAGCATTGAAGGAATACAAAAAGACGGGTTAGATGTAGCACAAAGACAAGCCCAAGAGCGATTACGGGCAAGACGAGAAGCAGAAGTAAAAAAAGAAATGGCGCTAATTAAAGCGCTTGAAGCATGGAAACATAAAAAGCAAATCTCCGATGAGGAGGCTAGGTTAAAAATAAATTTTGTTAAGAAGTATGGTGCTAAAGAATGGGAAGCGGTATTAAAGATTAAGCTGGATATTGAAAACCTTCAAAGAAAAGACAACGAAGAGTACCAGCATGATATTAAAGCAGTAAGGCGGGTTCAGTTGTATTGTTTTGCAGTGGCGGCTCTAATTGCATGGTATTTAACTTGGGGTATTAAGGAGTAATTATGTTTGGTGTAGACGATATTATTAGCGTAGGAATGAAGATTCTGGATAAGGTTATTCCCGACCCAGCTGCAAAAGCCGAAGCACAAGCCAAGTTGGTAGAGTTACAACAACAAGGTAGGTTAGCAGAACTGCAAGCAGATACGGCAGAAGCACAAGAGCTGACCAAGCGACAAGAAGCAGATATGGCATCAGATTCATGGTTATCAAAAAATATTCGTCCGATGACATTAATTGCTATTTTAGCCGGCTATTTTACTTTTGCAATGATGAGTGCATTTGGACTAGAGTCTAACCAAAATTATGTCACACTGCTGGGAAATTGGGGTATGTTAGTGATGTCATTTTATTTTGGTGGGCGAACTCTTGAAAAAATTGCAGATATGAAGTTAGGCAAATGAAACAATGTACTGCTTGTAAGCAGATAAAATTTCTTACTGAGTACAGCCCGTCTAAACGTGGGGGATTTGGTGTGCAAGCTAAATGCAAACCATGCTACGCTGAAATTATGCGGTCTAGGAGATTAGCTAATCCTAAAGCACATAGAGAGTCTGTTAAAAAATCCACTGCTAAACATTATGACAAAAAATTAAAACGTAATAATGTATATAGAATGGCTAACCCAGACAAAGTAACCATGTGGAAACGTAAGGATAGAACAGTTAATAAAGCTAGAGTCCTTGCTGATAACGCTATGAGACGCACAAAATTAATAGGCAAATTAACTACAGAAATTAAACAAATGTATGCTTTAAGAGACTTTTACAATGCTATGTCATTAGGTGAAAATTTTCATGTAGATCATATAATTCCTATAGCTAAAGGCGGTTTGCATACTGCGTATAACCTACAAATCCTTGAGGCTAAAGATAATTTAAGAAAAGGTGCTAGATGATAAATAAAGATAACGTGCCGGGATTTGTAACCGTATGTGTGACCATTACCTTATGCGTAGTTGTAATAGGTATGGTGGGTACTATGGCTGCTGGTATGTTTGATTCCGATATAAGTAACGACAAGATATTTGAGGCTATTACCCCCGCGTTTCAAACCATTATTGGTGGATTTATTGGTTTAATTACAGGTATTAAAATAGGACAAGATAGCAATGAGTCTGAGTAACGCACTTAAAACCCTCGGTATTGACCCAAAATGGGAAGAGCCTTTACAAGCCGCTTTTGATAAATATGACATTAATACACTTAAGCGTCAAGCAGCGTTTATTGGTCAGTGTGCTCATGAGTCTGCTAATTTTAAAGTGCTCCAAGAAAACTTAAACTACAGCGCAGAAGGGTTAATGAAAACGTGGCCTAGCCGTTTTTCTACCAAAGAAGTTGCAGATCAATATGCACGACAGCCAGCTAAAATTGCAGGTAAGGTATACAACGGACGTCTTGGAAACACTAGCGAAGAAGAAGCTTCTAAGTACTTGGGGAGAGGCTTGATTCAGCTTACTGGTAAGGAAAACTATGAGCGATGCGGACTGGCTATTGGTGTTGACCTTTTGTCTAACCCTGATTTATTGCTTGATCCACGATATGCAGTTATGTCGGCAGGATGGTTCTGGAACAAAAAAGGATTAAACGAATTGGCTGACCAACAGGAACACGGTCAAATTACCAAGAGAATCAATGGCGGAACCCTAGGTCTAGATGATAGAATTGCTAAAACAACCAAAGCAGCGCAAGCATTAGGGTAAACCATGCCATTACAAAAACTAGTCTTTAAGCCCGGCATTAACAAAGAAGGTACAAACTATACCAATGAAGGTGGTTGGTTTGACTGCGATAAAGTGCGCTTTCGTTCTGGTAACGCAGAAAAGATTGGTGGTTGGACACGGCTTTCTGACAATACGTTTGTGGGAATTTGTCGTGCTCTTTGGAACTGGGGTACATTGGCTGGCGCTAACTTATTAGGTGTTGGTACAAGCAAAAAATATTATGTTGAACAAGGTGGTACATACAACGACATCACCCCTTTATTATTAAATAGCAGTGGTAGCACAACTACTACTTTAGGAGCTAGTCCTTTAGGTACAACAAACGGTTCTGCTACAGTAACGGTAAACGATGCAATTAGTGGTATTTCTCCTAGCATTGGGGATTATGTAATTTTAACCAGCACTGCAACTGTTGGTGGTTTAAGTATTTCTGGAGAATATGCAGTAACAAAAGTCAACAGTACTTTACAATATGAAATAACCGCAAGCACTACCGCAACTTCCACTGCATCGGGCGGTGGAACAGTAACTGTTAAATATGAATACCCAATAGGTGGTGATACTTATACTACAAGCACAGGATGGGGCGCAGGAAGTTGGTCCCCAACAGATACTGTTGCTTTAGGCATAGATCCTTTTGCAGTTTCTGGAGGCAGCACTACTGTTACTGTAACGCAAGCTGCTCACGGGTATTTAAAAAGTGCTGGTGCTTTTACTATTGGCGCACAATACAAAATTGTTGCTATAGGATCTACAGATTTTACCTTGATTGGTGCATCGGCAAACACAGTTGGAACAATATTTACTGCAACTGGAGTAGGTACTGGGTCAGGCACTGCTTCTATTGTATGGGTAGCTTTTTTAGGCGCTACAGATGTCCTTACAACACCAACTGTTTATGGGTTTGTTGGAACTGTTGGGCTTGCTACTGGCAGTTATGGTTTATTTGGGCACGGTACAGAACCAGCAATTCCAGCCACTTTTATAAACGGTAGAGCTTTTGAAATTACTTATGTTAACGCTAATACTTACACTATAACTATTGTTGCTGCCCCTACTTATGGCGGTGTTGGTGGTGGTAGCTCTGTTACTGCTTATCCACAATTTGGTATTCGTCCTTGGAATTCTGCCGCAGACGTAGGTATTGCACAGCAGCTTCGTTTATGGACTAACGACAACTTTGGTCAAGATTTGTTTATTGCTCCTCGTGGTGGTGCGCTTTATTATTGGATACCAACAGGACAAAGTTATCCAGATACAACTGCTGGAGGATATACAACTAGGGCACAGTCTTTAGCAGTTCAATCAACAGCTGCAGGCTATTCAGGGCAGTTTGTCCCAAATACGACTAATCAAATTCTTGGCTCGGCTATCCAACGTTTTGTTGTAGCTTTTGGTTCTAACCCATATGATCCTACAGATTCAGAAACTGACTTTGATCCTTTGTTAGTTCGCTGGTCAGATCAAGATAACCCATATCAATGGGTACCAGCAGTAACAAACCAGTCGGGCGAATACCGCCTTAATATTGGTTCTTTTATTGTTTGTGGGCGTTCTACCCGTCAAGAGATATTAGTTTGGACTGATGCCGCTATTTACTCTATGCAGTACCTTGGGCCTCCGTATGTTTGGGGATTCCAATTGTTGCAAGACAACATATCCATAATGGGCCCCAATGCATCTATTACGGTTAATAACGTAACCTACTGGATGGGTACTGATAAGTTCTATCGTTATACTGGTCGTGTAGAAACCCTACCTTGTACTTTGCGTCAGTATGTTTACCAAGATATTAATCAAGACCAAAACTTCCAAGTATACGCAGGTAGCGTAGAAGGTTATAACGAGATTTGGTGGTTCTATTGTTCTGCTAATAGTAATATTGTTGACCGCTATGTTATCTATAATTACTTGGACAATGTCTGGTACTACGGCAATATGAGCCGTACTGCTTGGTTAGATTCTGGTTTACGCACGTACCCAATGGGTGCCGACACTGCCAACTATAGAGTTTTGTATCACGAAAATGGTGTGGATGACGTATCAGGATTAACTCCAGCGCCTATTGTGTCATACGTTCAATCGTCCGACTTTGATATTGGGGATGGATATAACTTTGGGTTTGTCTGGCGCATACTACCTGACTTAACCTTTAACGGCTCTACATCAGGTGTGCCAGAAGTAACTATGGTTGTATTGCCTCGTGTTAACTCAGGTACGGCATATGGGACACCAGATCCACAAACAGTAGCCAGCACACAAAACTATAGTAGTAGATATACCTATGCTGTCCAGCAGTTTACTGGGCAGGTTTATACTCGCATCAGGGGTAGACAAATGGCGTTTAGAATTGAGTCTACCAAACTTGGTGTTGATTGGCAGCTAGGTTATCCACGTATTGATATAAGACCAGACGGACGCAGATAATGGCACTTAATCGGTCTGCACCAATTCGCCCTCCAAAGGCCCCCAACCTACCTAACGCTCCACGAGAAGGGTATGAGGCGGGGTATTTTGACCAGTATTCCAACGTGCTTCGTTTGTACTTTAACCAGATAGATAACTTTGGGGCAAGCCTTTTAAACGGTTCTGGTGGTGGTTCAGTTACTTTTCCTTATGGGGCGTTTTCTAGCGGTGTAACTCAAACCACAACAACTAATACTGCCGCAGCATTAACCTTTAATACAACTGATTTTGCCAACGGTTTTTCTATAGTAAGCAACTCTAGAATTACCCCCGATTACCCCGGTCTATACAACTTACAGTTTAGCGTTCAATTACAAAACCTAGGTAATGCTCCACACGATGTATACATTTGGCTTAAACAATATACTGCCGCAACAGCCACTTTAGCTGATATTTCAGGTTCCACTGGATTCGTTGGTTTGCCAGCAAGAAAAAACCCCGGAGATCCATTCCACGACATTAAAGGCTGGAATTACTTTGTTTCCCTAGCAGAAGGGGATTATTTACAGATTTACTGGTCTACCACAGATGGGACTAACGTAACCATACCATACTATGCCGCTAGCGGAAGCCCCACAAAACCTTCAACCCAGTCGGTGGTGGCAACAATGACTTTTGTATCGGCGCTATATTAATGTTAAAATCAACACAAAATATCCAAAAAGGACCATTATGAGTTTAGTCCATGCTGCCAATTATTTAGCCGCGCAAGGCCGTGGGGGAGACACACATCTAGTCCATATGACTTCTAAAGAGCTTGCTGCAATGCAAAAGCTGGCTGAAAGTCAAGGAAAGTCACTTACCATTAATCCACAAACCGGCCTTCCAGAGGCGGGAGTATTAAGCACTGTATTGCCTATGGCTTTAGGTGCAGCCGCTGCCGCATCTGGCCAATGGTGGGCAATTCCTGCTGCAGTAGCTCTCTCAGCTGGTGCTACCTATGCATATACAGGAAGCATTACCAAAGGCCTTATGGCTGGTATAGGAGCTTGGTCAGGCGGAAATTTGGCCACTGGTTTAGCTGAAGCCGGGGCAAATACTATTGCAACTGAAGGTGGTGAGGCTGCAGCGGAAGAGTTTGCCAAATCACAGACTCAAGCATTAACGGGTCAAACCATGAATGCCAGTCGTGGTATGGTTGAACCACAATTACAAGAATTAGCTAAGACCCAAATTGGGAATATGCCTAATTTAACAGGCGAGCAAGCTGCAAGTATCGCTGGTAACCTAACAGAAGCAAATGCTGAAAACGTTGTCCGTGGTGCTGGTGCTGCTAATGCAGCCATGGGTTCTGGCCCAGCTAGTGGGATGTTAAAAGGAGTTTCCAGCCTTTCAAGCATAGGGAATGTTATTGCTAACAACCCAGCAGCAGCTATGGGTGTTGCAGCTCCATTATTAATGGAATCCACTGATTTATTTGGCAAAAAAACTGGCACTGTACCAACACAAACAGCACAAAAAAATCCGTTTGGTTTAAAAACAATTCCGCGTGATGAAAATGGTAAGCCAATTTTTAATGCCATGTTGCCAGCACAACCAAACCCAGCTTATACCCCCGTCTATCCTGATTATGTAAAAAATCCTTACGTTTCTGGCGCCGCTGATGGCGGTTTAATGTCCGGCATTCCGGGTTATAAAGGATCTCCAGATTACGGCAGCATGGTTGAAGGTATTGGCGAAGTAGAACGCGGCATAGAAATGGCAACAAAACGTCAAGCATTAGATGACAAACAACATCCTGTTGAAATTGCTGCAGATGAGCCGGAGCTAGCCCGTTTAGATCCACATAACCGCGCCCGTAAAATGTTAGAAATGTTGTCTAGCTCTAGTAGAGTAAAGCTGGCTAAAGGTCTTCCACAATCAAATGTATTGGGTGCTATTAATACTGATCCGGCAAAAGTGATTGCAGAACAAAGAGCAAAAGAAGCTATTGCAGCAGAACAACCCACAGAAGCCAAAGAAGGCGGATTAATGGCTGCTGGTGGACAGGCACATTTAGGCGATTATTCTGATGGTGGCCATTTATTAAAAGGTCCCGGTGATGGGGTTTCTGACTCTATCCCTGCTACAATTGGCGGTAAACAGCCGGCAAGATTGGCTACCGGAGAGTTTGTAATACCAGCCCGTATTGTTTCTGAACTTGGTAATGGATCTACGGATGCTGGAGCC